GCACAGGGGCCTCGCGTTCAAAACTTTCAGGGGCAGGGGGGAGGGGTGACCATAGCCGCGCCCGCGCGCCTGGGAGCATGTGCCTGCAGGCGCCCTCCCGCGAGCCGGCGCCGGGGAGCGCGCGGCCGCGATCGGGCGGGAGGAAAGACGATCACTTCTGCTGCATTTCGCGCCGGTCCTGCAGCTGCTCCAGCGCGGTCTTCTGGTCGTGGTGATATTTGCAGAGACTTTGGAAGTTCGAGGGATCCTTGAAGAGATCCCAGTCGCCGCGGTGCGGTCGGATGTGGTCCACCACTTCCGCCGGCGTCCGGCGTCCGGCCTTCGCGCATTCCCTGCAGAAGGGCTCGCGCACCAGCTGCTGCGGCCGGAGGAACGCGGTCCAGATCGGCAGGTTGTACCAGGCATGATAGTCCGCGCTGACGCGGCGCTGGTGTTTCGGTCGGTGCTTCTCGCACCAGCCGTCCCTGGTCAGCATTGGGCAGCCTGCGTGCTTGCATGGTCTCAGTGGTCTCTGCGCCATCAGATCTCCTTCCGGACAAAACAAAAAAGCCAGGGTCAGCATCGACGCATCTGGTACGTCATCGCTGACCCTGGCCCTGTAGGCTCTGGTCCTGTTTGAGCTCAATCGGTATCTCGTTTTTACATCGGCGGCAGTGGCAGAAGATCAGGTCCGCACGCTCGCCGGGAAGCACCTTTTTCAGGCGCGGATTGCGGCAGATCGGGCAGGTGATCCAGCCCGGTTCCGTCACGGTTATTTTATCAGAAACCCCAGTATCTGTCAATGTTTTCGCCACCTTTGTCCTTAATATAATATATGTTTCAAGGCAGAAAAATTAATAAAAAGGATCACCGCTTCCGCCTCGTTCTGCGCCGCCTGGCGCGGGCTGCGGAAGGGAATGCCCAGCTGTGGATCCGGTACTTGACCACCCGCCAGCTGGCATACTCGGTCTGCTTCCGTTCATCCAGGAGCACGGTGCTTTCCTCCGGTACCTGCAGCTCGTAGTCGTCCGGGACGATATAGGTCTCGGTCTCCGGTTTCTTCGCGTTCCGCGTGCAGCTCCAGCCGTGCAAGCCGGGACGGGCCGCGTACTCCTGACACTCACGCAGCTCCTTGGTCATGTACCTGGCCAGCGTCTGGTGGTTCTTATCGTCATCTACCCGGAGCTTCTCGGCATCGATATCCGATCCGTAGATCCAGCAGGCCCGGATCATGTCCAGATCCTGCCCGGTGCTGTCCAGTACGATATGATAGTGCCAGCGCCCGGACTCGGAGGTGAGGATCTCCGGCGTCCAGAAGACCACCGGATCGGGAAGACCCGCCTGCTGCCTTGCCTTTTTCAGCTTCTGCAGGAAGTACTTGAAGCGGATCTGGCTTTCCTTCCGGCTCTTCGGCAGGTGCCGATCGTCATAGGTGAGAGTGACGACCAGCGCGCTGCCGGCCGTCGGGAAGTTCGCTGCGAGCCTCAGCTCCAGCTGCTGATAGCTGTAGATCTGATTCATGCGGCGTTGGGCGGCTGAGCTTGCCTTCCGCTTCTCCGCCCGCTGCTGCGGGGTCTCGCGTCCGGTGCATCGGTTATACAGAGCCTCGATCCGGATGCTGCCCGCTGAGATCATCTTTAAAGTTTTGGCCAAGGTCCGATTGTCCTCCTCTCAGACCTTGGCCCTGCAGGCTCGCGTCCTGATCTATGTGATTGTCTGTGCTCAGTCCGCGAGAGCTTCCTGGATGTCGAAGGGTTCCGGGTCTTCCCCGGAGACCATCTGGAAAGCATCCCGTCCGAGATCCTTCGCCTCTTCCGGATGGCTGACGGCCGGATCCCAGTACGCGTCGCCTTCTTCCCGTTCAGGCTTGTGTCTATAGGCGAAGAGCTTCCCGTCGGCGTCACGGGCCAGCCAGCGGTAGCCTTCGGCATAGAGTTTATCGAGCTGGCTGATCGTGTCCGGATCCAGCAGGATCGTCTCTTCGACCGGCAGGAGTCCGGCGCGGATCAGCGCCGCCTCCATCGCTTCCGGGTCGCAGCGGATCCCGGCGCGTTCTCCGTTCCGGAAGATCACGCGGAAGCCGCCCTCGTTCATCTCGTCCTCCGGGATGTACGTGACCGAGATGATCTCGGTCAGATCTACATAGGTGTCATCGAATTTCGTCAGCATGTTTTCTTTCCTTCCTTTGTTTGGACTCCTGCCCGCAGCGGTCCGGATGGTTCAGACACTGGTTCCGGCATTTGTCTTTCTGCGTGCAGTAGAAGCAGCAGATCCGGTCCCTGCGCTTATCGCAGTAGAAGATGCAGCAGTAGCGGTCACTCATCGGACTCCTCCGGGATCCGCTTCAACCGGTTGTTTGCCGGCAGCGGCCACCAGGCGAGCACTTTGAAAAGGTCGTCGACCGGGCGTCCGTAGGCCATCCATTTGCCGTCCTCCCATTCGCAGCGCTGCTCGGCAGGCTGATTCAGATTCAGATCGACCAGGCAGAAGTAGCGGCCGTTCCGCGGAGGGTCTCCGGTCTTCCATTCCGGATCGGTGTCCGTTCCGGACACGGACTCCGCCTTCGGTGCTTCGCTGCGGCCGGTGAGGTAATCCAGCGAGCAGTCCAGCTGGTCGGCCAGTTTGGTCAGATCTTCTATATAGCTCGGCAGGAAGGATCCGCTGTAGTAGTGGTCATCCGGCTTGAAGTCGCCCTTCGCGTATTTCCGGATCTCGGACACCTTGTTCTTCGTGTAGGAGAACCGGCCGGGAAGGTCGGTCTTGTCGTCCAGTTCCGCTTTGTCGATCAGCGGGATCAGACGCTGTGCTTCCGCCTGCATCATGCTGCGGTATTCTTTCTGCTGTTTTTCCTGGTCCCTTTCCCGCTTCGCCGCCTCTTTCTCCCGCGCTTCGGTCTCCTGTTCCTTAGCTGCTTTTTTCCTTGCGCGTCCCTTGGAGCAGGGATATGCGCAGCGCTCCAGGTTCGAGCACTTCAGGCAGCAACCGCCTTTGCACTGTGCCCAGGTCATGGGCTCCCGGAGAGGCTGAAGGAAGCGCTGGGCCCGATGGACGCACTCGCTGCCGTCTTCGCATTCAAGATGCTTCATGTATTGCTCGGCATATTCCGCGGCATGCGCCGCACCGTCCGTCTTGATGAAGTAGGCGTCGCCGGATCGTTTGCAGCTCTCGGCGATGACCTGCTGGCCTTCCTTGGGGAGTTTCTGCAGTTCGTAGGCCGCGGTCTCGCCGAAGTGGTTCTTCTGGTACCAGCCGTACAGCTCCGGGATCAGGTTGTTCCGGATCGCAGAGAGCCGGGCCAGTTTGGTGCGGCTCAGGCCGCTGAGTTTGCTCACCCAGTCGCGGTGCCGGCCGGGAAACTCGAAGCCCTCGTCCTCCAGGCGCCGGATGCAGTCGGAGATCCTCTCCGCCTGCTGCGCCTCGTCCGCGCTGGTCATTTTCCGGTTGTCCGCGTTGCCGAGCAGCAGACGCAGCTCCTGCATGGCCGCCGAAGCGCTGGCGCTGTCCACGACGCAGGGAACGCCTTCGTCGAACTGTTTCGAGCCCTGGTCGATCAGCAGGCCGATCGCCGCGTGCCGGCGGTGTCCGGAAAGGATGGTATAGGTATCGTCGGCGCGTCGCTGCACCCGGAGGGGCTGCTGCAGGCCGATGATCTCGATGCTGCGGGCCAGTTCTTCCAGCCCGTCCATGCTGTAACCGTTGTTCTCGGCCGGGATCAGGTAACGGTAGGCGATGTAGCGGATCTGGTCCTTCCCGGTGTCCGGAACGGACACGTCTTTCATGAGTGCGGCAAGGTTGAACTCAGCCACAGTTGACACCTCCTCCCAGATACACCCGGACGAAGCGCCGGTAGTCCACGCAGGCCGCGGAGTGAGGCGAGCTCTCGATCAGCGGCTTCTGGGAGAAGGTCATGTCGTCGACCTTGTTCGTCTTTCGGATCGGCGGGAAGATCGTGAAGTCGGACTCTTCCAGGATCTGGAGAGACTTCCGGATCTGCGGCGACTGATAGGTCATCGTCGGAAGCAGACCGGCGATCTGCAGCTGCGGATTGATCGCCTGCATGTTCCGGATCTGCCGCGTCAGGTTGGCCATGCCCCGAAGGGAAAAGGCGTCGAGCTTGATCGGGATGATCACGTCGTCCGCCGCCAGGAGGGCCGCCGCTGCGGCCGCGTTGAAGGCCGGAGGGCAGTCGATCAGGCAGAAGTCGTAGGGATAGCCGAGCACCTCCGGATAGGCCGTCTTGCGCTCGAGGATCGGCTTGATATCCAGCAGGCAGCGCGTGTCGACGTCGCCGCCTTCGACCTTGCTCAGATCCAGATCCATCAGGCTCTCGTCCGCCGCCAGCAGGCTGATGTTCGGGACGCTGGTGTTCTGGAGCTCCACGGGATGCTCCATCGTGGACTTCCGGCGGAGCAGGTCGCTCAGACCGGACTTCTTCTGGCTGCCGCCGAAAAATTCGGTGGTGTTTGCCTGGCTGTCCGCGTCCACGACCAGCACGCGCTGGTGATAATCGCTGGCGAGGATCGCCGCCATGTTGACGCAGGTGACCGTCTTGGCCACGCCGCCCTTGAGATTGAGTATTGCTGTCGTTCTCATGATAACCTCCTAAAATTTAAAACATTCATGCCCGATGTAGCCGGGCTTGTCTCCCATTTGGAACTCCACGCGAAACCAGCGATGTTCCTCGTGGATGAATACGATTTTTCCGGGCACCTTCTCCCGGAGGATCTCCGGGAAGCCGGACGAGTGGTCCGTATTCGCCGCGGGGATGAACCAGATGATCTTTCCCAGTTTGGTCAAAACGGCAGCTCATCTCCTTCCTCGTCGTCCAGCTCCTCAAATATGCCGTACTGGCTGAAAGGAGCGCCGCGTTGTTTTTCCTGTCTCCGGATCCGGTTCTCATCCATCTTGGCGATCCGTTCCCTGGATGCCGCTTCTTCGGTGCCCTCCACCGGAGGAACGTAGTCGAAGCGCATCCGGCTGGCGTTGAAGCTGAGGACCAGATGTCCGAGAGGGCCGTCACGGTTTTTTTCGATCTGCAGCACACGGTTGGAGTCGCGGTCCTTCGGATCGCTCAGATCCAGCAGCAGGATCACGTCCGCGTCCTGCTTCAGCTGCCGGCTCTCGCGCAGATCATCCTTTGAGATGTAGCGCCGGTTGCCTTTTTTGTCGGTCTCTGGAACGGTCACCTGACTCAGTCCGATCACCGTGATCCCGAGCTCCTGGGCCAGCGCGTGCAGTTCGATCGAGATCTCGGTCACCGCTTCGTAGCGCTCTTTTTTTCTGGTCGGGATCAGCTGGACATAGTCCACGAGGATCACCTGGAAGCCCCGCGCGATGCTCTTGGCCCGGATGTCCGCCACGGTGTACCGTGCGCTCTCCAGGATCCGCAGATCCAGCTTGCTGCTCCGGTAGCCGACATCGCTGACCCGCTTGATCTCGCCGGGATCCAGATGTTTGCCTTTCGCGCGGCCCAGGCTGACGTCCGCGTCATTGGCCAGCAGACGGTCGGCCACATCGGCCAGCGTGGTCTCGTAGGAGAAAAAGCCAACCTTCTTGCCGCTTTTCGCAAAGGACAGGGCGAACTGGAGCGCCAGCGCCGTCTTGCCGACGGAGCTGTCCGCGCCGATGATCACGAAGCGCCCCGCCCCGGTCATCAGCTTCTCATTGAGCACCGGGATGCCCCAGTCCAGATGGTCCGGAGGCGTCCGGTCCTTCTGCCGGGCAAGGAAGTCTTCGATCAGGTCGCTGTAGCTCCGGTCCCGGTCCGCCTGGTTCTGCACCAGCATGCCGGCGGCCTTGGCCATCAGTTCCCGCGCGGTCGGCAGATCCGTCCCGGAGGAACAGATCTCAAAGCAGGCCGACTGGATCTCGCGCAGCTGCCGCTGGTCCCGGAGGATCTTCGCGTAGGCTTCGCAGTTCGAGGCCGACGGCGTCAGGTCCAGGATCGCGTACAGCTTTTCCCGGTAGCCTTCCTCTTCGAGCTGTCCCAGCACGGTGGCCGAGTCGACCTTCCCGCGCTCCAGGAAGATGCTCCGGACCGCCTCGAACATGTGCCGGAGATCGTTGTCGGTGAAGTCGTCCGCCGTGAGCTGCTGCATCAGCGACGGGATCGTCCGGTCGTCGATCAGCATGCTGCCGATCACGCTCACTTCGGCCGGATTGGCCTTGAGCTTGTCGAAACTGTCGGTCAGCATCGCTCACCTGCCAGCTTTCTGTCCGGAGCAGGATCCGGATCCGCGCTCTTTTCCAGTTCGTCTTCCCAGCGGCGGTGGGCAAGCCAGCGGCAGGCGTAGGGGATCCCTATACCGCGCTGCCACTCATCGGACTCCTTGGCCCGGTCGAGCGCCGCACTCATGGTCTGCATGAGCTTGCGGTCTGGACGTAATTTATCCCATTCCTCGCGCGCTTTGGCTTTGTCCTTCCCGCAGGGATAGGCCTTCCAGAAGCGTTCGAACATCTCCGGCTCCCACTTCGGCGCCGGCGCATGCTTTTGTTCTGTCTTTACTTGATTCAGTAAGTTATTTATTTGTGTCGGATTTTCCGTCAGCGGGTTTTCCGTTGACGGTTTTACCGTTGACGGAAAACCCGTCAACGGTGACGCACATGGTTCCTCATAAAGAGTGTAATCGTTTCCTGCGAAGTTCCCGCCGGCATCGTGTGTCTGCTCCCGGACGAGATATCCGGCTTCCTCCAGCTCCATCAGGGCCGACCGGATGGCATCCCGGCCTTCCTTGCAGATCGAAGCCAGTCCGGACACGGTATAGTCCCAGGTGTCCGGCAGACTGAGCATCTTGCTCATGAGTCCGGCCGCCTTCAGGGAGATCCGGCTGTCCCGGAGGTGGAAGTTGGACATGGTGGTATAGTTGCTGTTGTGTTCCACGCGGATCACGCCCACGATCCATCACCTCCTTGACATCCGGCGGAAAAACTGGTATTATATACCTGTTCTCGTGATAGCCTTTTCAGGGCTTTCACAGCCCGGTCGGGATGCAGCCCCGGTCGGGCGCTTTTTTTATTCCTCATTCAGACCACCTTCATGCCCGGCACATAGAGGCACGGCCTCGGCGCCGGGTCTTCCTTTGTCCGGATCTCCGGCCGGACCAGGTGCCGATTCACATAGGCCTCCAGATCCGTGTCCTTGATCCGGATCATCTTCGGTCCGATCCGGTAGGCGGGGATGGTTCCTCGCGCGATCATCCCGTCCAGGGTCCGGAGCGAGACGGCCAGATGCTCGGCCGCCTGCTGTCTTGTCAGATAGCTCATTCCTGACCCTCCTCTGCTTCCAGTATTGTTGGTGCTGTGATAACCATTCTGTTAAATTCGTCAAGTGCGACATAACAGTTGTGGTCTATGTATGTGTAATCTTTTAGACCGTAACTGTTATACATCTTGTCCGCATCCACTAACCGTCCATGCGGTGGTAGTTCGACAGCTTCGGTCTCCTCATACCATGTCCTATGCGTGATAATCACTTGTCCGTTCGACCGCACGATAAGCCGCAGCTCATCTTCACCTGTTGGTAAGGAAAGGCTTTTAATTATGATGCTCATTCCGCGCCCTCCTTTTCTGCGTACTCCACCTGGAGGCCGGCGGCCACCAGCTCGCGGAGCTGTTTCATGGCATACTCGAACGGCTCGCGCTCGAGAGGATCCACGCGGCCGTCCACCGCGATCCGCTGCAGGTCGGTCATCCCGTCCTCGGAGAAGTCCCGCAGCTTGACCAGCAGGTTCAGCACGGCCTCCGGAAGGGGCTTCCGCTGGATTTCCGGCAGCAGGGCAGAGGCGACGCGGCTCTTGTTCAGCAGATGCCAGTAGCAGATGATCTGCTGCCCGGCCACCTCGGCCATCCGGAGGACGATCGTGTCGCTCGGCATGTTGACGCCGCCCTCGTACAGCCGGACGCTCTCGACGCTGATCCCGAGGACCTCCGCCCAGCGCTCCTGCGTCAGACCGGAAGTCCGCCTTGCGTTATAGTAGATATTCCGGCATTCATCCTGCATGGCCTTCCGCCTCCGTTTCCGGTATGCTGAAGATGTCCGCTGGGCCGTAGAGGTCGTCAATCGTGCAGTGCAGCAGCCGCGCGATCTCCGGCAGGAACTCCGAGGAAGGCCAGCTGTAGCCGATCTCCCAGGAAGTGAGCCGGGTCCTCTTGATGCCGAGGATCCGGGCGAACTCGGCCTGCGAATAACCGAGGCTCTTGCGCCGCGGCGCCAGCCCGAGCAGGCCCTGTCTCGTGGTGTTCATGTTCTCGTGATGCTCCTTTCTTATTTCTGGATTTTTTTCAGGACGTCGTCCAGGATCCGGTAGGTGGCCACCGGTACCTTCCGCGCTTCGAGGATGTCCAGGATCGCGTTGTCGGTCAGCTGGCCGTTGGACATGTTCCGGATCGCTCCCAGGGTGACGCCCTCTTCATGCAGCTCCAGCAGCTTGGTCCGGACCTGCCGCTTGAAGTCGGCGGCGGCCTTCCCGCGCGTGCTGGTGAAGGGATCGTCCAGGATTACGCCGGCGGCTTTAGGGGGGGGGCGGATCTCTCCGCCCCGGCATCCTCCTTTACCCCGGACCCGGCTGCCTGTTCCTGCGGCTCTTCCGCCATGTCGGCTTCCGGCGGTTTCCGGAAAGAGTTCCAGACCTTCCGGAAGACGGCATAGGCATCATCGGAGCAGAGAGGACAGGCCGGAGGACCCGGATTCTTTTCGCGCTCGTACGCGCTGCGCACAAAGTAGTAGAGGTCGAGCCAGTAGGCGATCAAGGCTTCCGTCTTGCCGGTCATGCCGGCGATCAGGCAGACGACGCTCTGGACCGAGGCTTCCGAAGTTCCCAGCTCCGGAAGATCCTCCATGTTTTGGATAACAGGCAGACTCATCTGTGCCTCCAGTCCCGGTAGAGAAGAAACAGAAGGGCGGCTACGCAGACGATCATGCCGGCGGTCAGCCATCCCTGGTGCATCAGGATCTCGCTCATGTTGTTTCCTCCTGGATCTCGTTCATCAAATCCTGGATCCGTCGTCGGATCCGATCCTCGTATTTCTTTCGGACGCGCCTCTTCTTTGCGTGCCGGCTGAGATAGAGCCAGCGTTTCGGAATGAACGCTTCCGTGATTTCCCGGACGATCTGCTTCACCTTCCGGAGGACGTCCGCCAGGGCAGGGAGCAAAGCCTCGACCAGCTTGTCCACCACTTTCCTGGCTGCCTCGAACATGTTCGCGAGAGCACGCTCGACGTCGGGAAGAGGGTCATGCGGAGGCAGAAGAAGAACTTCGCTGGGTGCCGGGAGCATCAAGATCTCGCTCATGTTGTACCTCCTGAAGTGAAAAGGCCGGTCTGGGCGCCTCAAGGGAGACTGTGAGACCTCGGGCGCCCGGACGGAAGAGGTAGAGACCACCCGTGGAAGACCGGCCCTCACTCCCATTCAGGGAGTGAGAACATAATAATCCCTAAATTGGGGAAAGTCAATACACTTAACATAATAAATCCCTAATTTGGGGATTATGCTGAAAAGGTCAGTCTGAAATTGTATAATCCTTCCAAAGAGGTGGCGGAAGTGAATAGAATTAGACAATTAAGGCTTGAAAATAATATGAAACAAGCAGATTTGGCTAAAATGCTCAAATGCGCTCCGACTGCCATCTCAAAATATGAGCTGGAGCAGTTAGACATCAGTTCCGCTTTGATTAATCAACTTTGCGATATTTTTGGCTGTTCTTCAGATTATCTTCTCTGCAGAACGGATCTGTCTTCAGACCTGCTAAGCAAAGAAGAGGAAGATCTGCTGATCGCCTGGCGGGGTGCGGACGATCATGCCCGGCGGATGGTGGATCTCGCCCTGGAGCCCTTCAAAAAAGAGGACGCCGGACAGAAGGCAATATAATCTGGCTGCGCTGAATGTGTCCGGAACGGACACGCAGGAGGATCCATGCCGAAAAAGAAACAGAAAAAGGGCTACGGTCCCGGCGGGGAGTATTACCGGAAGAGGATCACCGGCCCAGACGGGAAGCAGAAGGATGTCTATGCGAAAACACAGGCCGAGCTGAGCGAGAAGGTCGACCTGCTGCGCAGCGACTGGGCTACAGACCGGATCCCTGGAGACCGGATATACGTCTTCGAGTACTGCGCCGGTTTCTACGCCCGGCGGGCTCCGCATCTGAGCGCGGAACGGAAGCAGCTCTACGAGCGCCAGATCAACAAGGTGATCTGTCCGGTGATCGGGAACCTGCTGCTGAAGGACGTCACCCTCGACGATCTGAAGGATGTGCTGGCCACGCGGGCCCACCTGAGCCGCCGGTCCCAGGAGGACACCGTGCAGATCCTGAAGCAGATATTCTCTTCCGCGACGGAGTCGGACAAGATCCCGAAGGATCCCTCCCTGCGTCTGACGCCGGGAGGGAAGCCCGCGAAGAAAAAGGAAGCCCTGACCGAGCTCCAGCAGGAGCAGCTGCTCGCCGCCGTGTCCGGACTGAAGCTCGAGCCCTTCGTGATGCTCGGGCTTTACACCGGGATGCGCCGCGGCGAGATCTGCGGCCTCCGCTGGGACTGCGTCCACCTGGACGGATCCGCGCCGTATATCGAAGTGAAAAGAGCCTGTCGGTGGCCGGACCGGAACCATCCGGAAGTGGAGGAAGAGTTGAAGTCCTCCGCCGCCTTCCGGTCCATCCCGATCCCTCCGCAGCTGCTCCGGTACCTGCAGCAGGAAAAAGAAAAGCTCCCCGAGAAGGATCTCGGGAAGCGATATGTCTTCGCCTCGGACAGGGGCGGCCCGGTCAGTTATACAACGCTGCGCCGCCGCTGGCAGACGATCCGGACCCGCAGCACGGCTTCCGGGCGGGGGATAGGGGAGAAGATCCGGAACCACAAAACCTTCGTCACGCTCGATTTTATGCCTTCTCCGCATATCCTGCGGCACACCTATATCACGAGGCTCGTCCTCGGGAAGATGGATCTCAAGCGCGTGCAGTACCTGGCCGGGCATGCGGATCCGGCGATCACGCTGCAGATCTACACGAGCCTGCAGAAGGCCCTGCCGGAGGATCTGGCGGCCGACGTCTGGGCCGCTTTCGACGCCGCGGACGGGGAGTAGATCCGTACCCCTTTTGTACCCCTTCCGGTCCGGTCCGGTACCCCGCGGACCCTGTTGCATGAATCGTTTTACCGTTGCTCTCTGCGTCATTCTGCAGGAACGGAAAGCACCGCGGCGCAAGGGAAAGAGCCGGAAAGGCTAGCGTCAGAAGGGAAAGCGGCACAGGGGCCCGCACTGCTTCGGGACCAAGAGGCCCGGAGTTCAAATCTCCGCACTCCGACCATCGAAAAGAGCCAGTAGATAAAGGGTCTACTGGCTCTTTTACTTTTCCTTATAGTGTTCTGCTTTCGGTAAGATTACCCCATGGCGTACCCCATTCGATCAATGGAGATCTTTATTATATTGTGCCGTGGAGATCCCGAGCAGTGCACCGAGCAGGGTGCAGACGGCTGCGGATGTTTTTGCGATCTGGTCTGCATAGGGCCAGCCCCAGATGCCGGCGCAGGCCACATAAAATACCGTGAGAGCCGGCAGGCATATCATGCAGATCCACTTCAGAACGTCGTAAATTTTGTCCGGTAATTTCATAATACATGATCCTTTCTTTCAGTGATTTTTCAGGGGCAGCGCGTCGACGGCCTTCATGATGGCCTCGGCGTCGCCGTTGCCTCCGAGTCCCTGGTGATAACTGTTGTGCATCTCCCGGAGCCGGCGACGATCGTCGAAGTCTATCTCGCCGTCCCGGATGTAACTTTGTCCGAGGTGGATCACGCGATCCAGCAGGACGCACTTGAGCGCATCCTGGAGGGCAACGAGCTGCAGCGTCTGATCGCCCTGCACCTTTGCGATCCGGTCGACCGTCTTTGTCAGTTCTTTGACCTCATCCTCTTTTTCTTCGAGTTTGTCTTCTTTCACTGCTTTACGTTCCCGCTTGAATTTTGATTTTTCTCCGATGATGTCCAGGAGCTTGACGCCTCCGACGCCGAAAAGGAAAGCGACAAAATACTTCAGGACCTCGGTCCAGAATGAAACCATCGTAACCACCTCCAGCCTTATTCGAGCAGTTTTTTCCAGGTATCGGCATCGCAGACGCCGTCTGCTTCGATGCCGTTTGCCTTCTGGAAGGCCTGAAGCCCTGCCAGCGTCTGTGGGCCGAAATCACCGTCCGCTCCGGAGGATCCTACAGAGTATCCACGGCTGTAGAGAAGTAGCTGCATCAATGCTACGTGCCAGCTGATATTTCCAACCCGGAGGACCGGCATATCGATCTCGACGTAGCAGAACTCCTGCTGGTGATCATCTTCCGCTGGATCCGGATCCATTCCGTCCTCTTCGGAGTAGAGCTCCCAGCACGGCCTGCCGTATCCGGATATATACCAGGCTCCGATGGAATGATGGCACTGCTGCACCATGCCGTTCACGTTTCCTTCGACGGTGATCACATCCGCGCCGGTCACGGCCACGACGATGCCTTCATGGTTGATGCCGTCTCCGTAATCAAAGAAGATCTTGTCGCCGATCTCTGGAGTGAGGAACCACCGGCCCATGTTCTTGAAATATTGCGCAGCATACACGCATCCGGCGCCCGCCGATCGTTCTGGCTCGCAAAGCAGGTCCTGTGCCAGCTTCTTCCCGAAACAGTAATAAAACCATGCGTCACTGCTTACAGCGCAGTACTCGTAGCCCTGTTTCGGACCGTTATAGTATTGTGCGGCGTCAAGATCCCTGGCAAACTTAGTATAATTCCCGTTGCCGTCGTTTGGAGCCGTGAAGTCATCCAGGTTCTCCGGGGATAGTTTTTCGTGATATCCGACGTACGACAGCGCCATGGATATCGGTTTGTTCCTGTCAATCATCGCTTAGTAACCCGCTTTCTCTGTGATCGTCCTCATCAAAGAGAGACGCCTCTGGTTCCGACAGCTCGTCTATCATCTGCTCACACAGCATGCTCAGTCGACGGTCCGGATCCGTGAGAAGGATATCCTGAATATTGTGGATCTTCTCGGCTATCCGTTCGCGTGTTCCGGATCTCATGCTTCCGGCCACTCGACGTCGTAGGGGAATCCCTCCTGCTGTGTGATATCACGCAGAGCCTGACGGTAGATGGCCATTTTCCCTTTAAGGACATCGCCCAGGCCGCGCAGGAAAGAAAGCCACGCTGTGAAAGTGCTCCCGGTCGGGACTACGAGTCCGAGACGGTCAAGCGCCATCTCAGCATCACTGGCCTTCAGCAGCGCATCACGTTGAGCCCGGACAGCTGCGGCTGCTATGGCATAGCATTCAGCGCTCGCTTCGTTGAACCAGAGCTCCGGCGCAGCTGCGATCCTCTCTGCGAGATTATCCGACCAGGTTCGCTCAATCGTCCAGGCTACGGCGCTCCAGGCTTCGCCCTCTTCACGCGGCAGCTGTTCGACGTCCGTATAGAATGTGATAATAGCCCGGTTTGCTTCCCTCTCTACAGTAAACACAGGCGGCCGATCCGAAAATTCTGTTTTTACTCGCATAACTTATTACCTCCTTAATGAATCTGACATTAATGAACGGCAGCACGTATTCTCTCAGGAAGTGCCTCGAGTTTGCATGCGTAAACCAGCCGAGCCGGCTAACGACCGCTTGAGCGCTTTGCAGCGAAATCCGCAGCTCTGTAGCAAGACGCTGATTTATCCTACGGATCAGGCGCCTGATTCGCAGAAAGTTTCTCGCTCGTACCGTTGTGCTCTTTTTGGTAAAGCAATAACCAACAATATCGACTTTCCGCGTGCCAGGTTTCAGCTTCATCTTCCTGGAGGCGTCA